CTTTAACGGACTGGTTAGTGGTTCCATTTATGGTGGTATGTCTAATAATAAAATCACTGCTATTGCTGGCGAGTCTAGCACTGGAAAAACTTATTTCTCTCTTGCTGTCGTTAAGAACTTTTTGGATACTAACCCTGATGGGTATTGTCTCTATTTTGATACTGAAGCAGCAGTCACCAAAGCTTTACTTGAATCTCGTGGAGTCGATACAGAAAGGTTGGTCGTTGTTAACGTAGTAACAGTTGAAGAGTTTCGTGGTAAAGCATTAAAGGCAGTTGACATATACTTAAAAAAAGATGAAGATGAGCGTAAACCTGTAATGTTTGTGCTAGACTCATTAGGTATGCTTTCAACAGAGAAAGAAATCACTGACGCACTCAATGATAAACAAGTCAGAGATATGACCAAATCTCAACTTGTAAAAGGTGCATTCCGAATGCTTACACTTAAACTTGGTCAAGCAAAAATTCCACTTATTGTAACTAACCACACCTATGACGTTATCGGTTCTTATGTCCCAACTAAAGAAATGGGAGGAGGCAGCGGTCTCAAGTATGCAGCATCTACAATCATCTATCTCACCAAGAAGAAAGAGAAAGACGGAAAAGATGTCATTGGAAATATTATCAAGGCAAAGACTCATAAATCACGTTTGAGTAAAGAGAATAAAGAAGTTGAGGTTCGTTTATATTATGATGAACGTGGACTTGACAAATACTATGGACTTCTTGAATTAGGTGAACTAGGTGGACTTTGGAAAAATGTTGCGGGTCGCTATGAAGTTAATGGTAAGAAAGTTTATGGTAAACAAATTCTTGCAAATCCTGATGAATACTTTACTGAAGAAGTAATGCAAAAATTAGACGAAATAGCACAACAACATTTCTCATATGGAACGAATTGAAACTACTATACTTCGTAATTTGGTTCATGAAGAGGAATATTCTCGTAAAGTTATTCCTTTTATACAACCAGATTATTTTGAGAATCGAACTGAGAAAGTAATCTTTGAGGAGATTGCTCAGTTTATCGTGAAGTATGGTTCTGCAATTACGATTGAAGCACTGAACATTGAGATAGATAATCGCACAGATTTAACAGAAGATGAAGTAAAAGAAACAAGAGAGATTACAAGAGGATTTAGTGATTTACCTGCAGAATATGAATGGTTAGTTGATACTACAGAGAAGTGGTGTCGGGATCGTGCAATCTATCTTGCGTTGATGGAATCAATACATATTGCAGATGGTAATGATGAAAAGAAAAATAGAGATGCAATACCAAATATATTATCTGATGCTCTAGCAGTATCGTTTGATAATCATATTGGACACGATTATCTACAGGACTATGAAGAAAGATACGAATCATATCACAGGAAAGAAAGCAGAATTCAATTCGACCTTGAATACTTTAATAAGATTACGAAAGGAGGTCTCCCAAATAAAACGCTTAATATCGCACTTGCGGGTACTGGTGTGGGTAAATCTTTGTTTATGTGTCATCTTGCTAGTTCTGTACTTCTAGAAGGTAAGAATGTTTTATACATTACTCTTGAAATGGCAGAAGAAAAGATTGCAGAAAGAATTGATGCAAATTTATTAAATGTTCCAATTCAAGATATTACAGACTTACCCAAACCAATGTTTGAGAGTAAGGTAAATAACATTAGTAAGAAAACGCAGGGATCTCTGATTATTAAAGAGTATCCAACTGCGTCTGCTCACTCAGGTCATTTTCAAGCACTACTCAATGAACTATCATTGAAGAAGTCATTTAAACCTGATATAATATTCATAGATTACTTAAACATTTGTGCTAGTTCAAGATACCGTCAAAATCCTTCGGTCAATTCCTACTCGTATATCAAAGCGATTGCGGAGGAACTTCGTGGTCTCGCAGTCGAGTCGAATCTCCCGATTGTATCCGCAACTCAAACTACTCGTAGTGGTTATGGTAGTAGTGATGTTGACCTTACCGATACCTCTGAATCATTTGGTCTTCCTGCAACTGCTGATCTTATGTTCGCTCTTATATCTACTGAGGAACTGGAAGGGTTAAACCAAATAATGGTTAAACAATTAAAGAATAGATATAATGACCCAACAATCTTCAAGAGATTTGTTGTTGGTATAGACCGTGCAAAGATGAGATTATATGACTGTGAACAAAAAGCACAAGATGATATTCTTGACAACGGTAGTGAGGAAGAGTATAATGAAGAGAAGACAAAACCAAAAAAATCATTCGCTGAATTTAAATTCTAATGACAAAACAAATTGACTTTAGTAGATACGAACACTTTGTAGATGCTGTAACATCTGATGCATCTAAAGACTTTTTATCACTATCAGACCGCCTAGTAGAACTCGACCAGAAAGGTGCAAATATCGAGAGACTAATGACTGCATCTGTAGGAATGTCTGCTGAAGCAGGTGAGTTTACAGAGATTGTAAAGAAGATGGTATTTCAAGGTAAACCATATAGTGAAGACAATCGTGAGCACTTAATTATTGAACTTGGAGATATACTTTGGTATGTTGCACAGGCAACTCAAGCACTCGGAGTTTCCTTCAACGATGTCATCGAAACTAACGTGAAGAAGTTAGAAAAGAGATATCCATCAGGGGAGTTTGATGTATTTTTATCTGAAAATCGTGCAGCAAACGATAGATAAAGAAAACATTAAGTTTATAATTAATTAAGATTGGGGTGTAAGTGGACTGGGATATTGAGGTAAAATTAACCGAATTAGAAAAAATGATTACTGTTTATGAAGAACATATTGTAAATCTTGAAATAGAAAATAAACAACTCAAAGCACAGGTTGATTTTCTTAAAGAGCAATTACAATATAAAACTTTTGGTAAACCATCATATGAGGAGGAAAAAAAATGAGTGGCGACATAGGATTGGAACAACCGATTGTCTTTTATTCTAAAAGAATGACTGAATCGAAAAAGATTTTGTTAAGACATAAAGGTATTGAGTTAGCATACCTAGAAATAAATAGTCAAAAAGTAAATGGCAGCAAGTCGAGGAGCAGATAATTGGAATAAAAATTGGAAAGGTCAAGGTGATATATCATCTATGTCCAAAGTAAATGGTGGTGTTCTATATGAGGAAGATGGTGGAAGACTACCAAATGTATTATCAAAAGGAACCCCTTTAACTTATATTGATAAAGAATCTAAAACACATACTAGAGTTGCAGTTAGAATAGGACAAGATGTAGTATACACAAACATTGATAATCTTGTAAAACCAAAATCATTAGGTGCAGTTAATCTTAGACCGCAAGCGTTTGGATTAGGTGCACCTCTTTCATTGTCTGAATATACTACAACATTAAAAGACTCAATAAAAAATAGATCAGATATAAAGGGTGAACTTCAAGATTATTTGATAGATTTAGTTAACTATACAGAGTCTGGTAGTGGTTCTTTGACTGGATATAATTTTGCTGAATTACCAATACCATCTATTACTAAAGATTTTGCAGAGGCATTAGGACCGATATATTGTATACGAACAGGATTATCAAATCTTAATTTAGGTGTTAATCGTTCTTCTCGCATATCATTTCCTGCTGCTGGTGCACAACTTTTTGATTACATCATTACTACAGCATCTAATCAATATAAAATATCTGCTAAGTCAACTGGAACAGCAAATACCCTTAAAATGAATTCTCTTGTTCCATCAATTACTAATGATTCTAATTTAATGAATAAACATGGAAATAGTCTAGAGTTTAGATTGATGAATTTGATTAACTCGAATGATACGAATCAAGGTGCAATAAGAGGTTGTGCACTTATTGGTGCCATATCACAACAAGCTGCATCATCTGTTGGTAATCTTAGTGGTGATAGTTCTCTTATATCAAATAGTGCAATAGAATTATTTTCTCAATTAATATTAGGTGATGCAGGACTAAGAGATAGACCAACAATATCTCTTAGAAATATTGCTTTTGTATGTGAGAAAAAAATAGTTGAATACTCAAAACAAACGATGGTATCAAAAAAATTTACTGAAATTGTTCAAGATGTATTGAGTACTGAAGTTTTCTATGTAAAAACAAATATAGATAATGGTGTTCCAAAATTTAATATTCAATCAACTTCTGATAGAAGTATATCAAATTTATATTTTAGAAATAAAAATGGATATAATAGCAAGTCTGACAAGTTAGGATTTAAGGTATGACAGATTTAATCGAAACTTTAATCACAGAATTTAAAAAACAACATATTATTCGTGGAAACATCTATGATAATTTTATGTTCTATTCTTATGAAGCACTGGGAGCTAATAAAGATGATAAATACAAGGGTACGAGAGCAAGTATCTTGAATTATATGAGGTCAAAGAAACCTGAGATACTTTTAAAACTTACTAAAGATTGATGAAATCATTTTTGCAATTTATAACTGAATCGTCTGCAACCCAACAAGCAACAAGACTTGGATTGCAGGGAGATGGTCATGGTGGATGGTATAAGGATGGAGAATTTGTAGCGAAGACAGTAAAGGGAACATTAAAGTTTTATAATAAGAGACAGAGTGTTGGTGGTAAAGATCCAAAACAATCAGAGAAAGAAAAGAATTTATCATCACCAGATACGACTGCACCACCAGAAGAACAACAGGTAGATGCAAAACAACAAGCAGCACCAGAACAAGAGGCAGCACCAGAACAAGAAATACAAAGTCCAGATTTAGCAGCAGGTCCACCACCTGTTCCAAAAACAAAAGGTACATTGACACTTGCATTTGGTAGATTTAATCCACCACACGCAGGTCATCAACAACTTATGGATATTGCTGCAAAATCTGCAGAAGTTGAGGAAAGTGATTATATAATTGTTCCATCAAGGTCACAAGACCCTAAGAAAAATCCACTTGATGCTGATACAAAAGTTTCTGTAATGAGACAAATGTTTCCACAGCATAGTGAGAGAATTGTAAATGACGGAGCAAATCGTACAATCTTTGATGTTCTAAAGAAGGCACATAATGATGGTTATACTAATGTAAGAATTGTAGCAGGACAAGATCGTGTAAAAGAGTTTGATAAATTATCTCAAAATTATAATGGACAATTATATCAGTTTGATAATATGGAAGTTTTATCATCAGGTGATCGTGATCCAGATTCAGATGGTGTAGAGGGTTTATCATCTTCAAGAATGAGACTTGCAGCAGCAGAGGGTGACTTTAAGACTTTTCGTTCAGGATTACCTGAAGGTATACCTAGAAAATCTGCAATGGAATTATTTGATACAGTTCGTGCATCAATGAATGTAAAAGAAATGAAAGAGTTTTGGAATATTTGGGAAATTGCACCAAAGTATGATTTAGAAAATTTAAGAGAATCATATGTTGCAAAAGAAATTTTTAATATTGGTGATAAAGTTCAGAACTTAAATACTGGTATGATTGGACGTATTATTCGTCGTGGTGCAAATCATTTAATATGTGTTGCAGAGGGTAATTTTATGTTTAAATCTTGGGTAAAAGATTTAACTGAAGCGATTGTAAACTCACCTACACCATCAGGAGTTCCCTCAGATCAACGCTTAGTTGGCACTGATGCACACCGTAAATACGTGGAAACTATGGTTCCTGGAAGTTCTTATGGTTTACAATTTATAAATAAATACAAGAAAAGAAAGTAATTATTTGTTACTATGAGTACTGATATCGCTGAAAGCCTTCCAAAAAGGAAATTTGCACCTGCACCAATGGTGGCAAAAGGAGCAAAAGGAGAAGCACCAACACCAAAAAAAGGTGGTGGTAAAAAAGGTGGTGGCAAGCCAGAATCAAAAGGTGGTGGTGGTAAAGGTGCCTCTGAGGAGGGATCTGAAAAGAGAATTCGTCAAGCAGTTTATGATATAAGATATCGTGCAAGAAGAGAAGATATTGATCTTAAAGCAGCATTCGCACAGTATATGTCAAATAGTTCATTAAGTCAGCAGGATAGAACTTCAGTAAGAGAAAAGATATTTGGTAAAGCAGGTGGTATGACTGAAAAGTTTGTTGTTGGTGCGGATGATTGGGCAAGTGATGGAGTTGCTAATGCATTATATCAAGTTTTTGTTGAGAGAGATAAGAGTGATGAATTAAAACTTGCATACTTACAACAGTTAGAAGAGGATCAAGAGAATAGAAAGTATAAGGTAAGAGTTACTGATAAGAATGGTAGAGCATATGTAAGATTTGCAGATCGTGCAAAGATTACTGAACTTCGTCAAAATCCAAATATTGAGTCTGTTGAAATGACAGACCACGGTGAACCTTATGAGGGAGAGAGAAAGAGAGGAGAGAAAACTGCTAAAGCAAAAGGTGGTGGTAAGTTAGATCCAGTCGGCAAAGAGGATGCTGACGTAGATAATGATGGTGATGTCGATAAGTCTGATAAGTATCTACTTAAGAGAAGAAAAGCGATTGGTGCTGCGATTCGTAAAAAAGCAGATAAAAAAATTAGAGAAGCATTTTTAGCAGATGGCACTACATCCACAGAACCCAAAGCTGGTACTAAAAAAATAACTGGTGAAGGTGTTGATAATTATAAGGATGGCACTATAAAAGTTAATCCTAATGATCCTAAAGATGAAGATCCTAGTGTAAAGGCAGCAAAGAATGGTGTATATGCACACTTTAATATGAATGGTCAAGCACTTTCTGAATCGCAAAGAAAGTTATATGAGATGATGAAGAAGAAAGAGGAAGATGATAAAAGTAAGTTAGATGACATCGCAACAAAAGATGATATCAAAGATACTGCAGGATGTCCACCTGAAGATGAAGAGAAGAAAGTAGACACTCGTGGAATGTATGCCAAGATTGCAATGATCAAAAATAAGTTGCGTTCTAAAGGTATTAAAGATCCTATGGTGATGGCAACTATGTCTCCAACAAGGGGACAAAAGTTGAATATGTATGGTGAGCAGACTACAGTAACTAATGATGGTTCTAAATTATCACCATTACATGCACCAGGCGGACCTAATAGTCAGTTTGAGAAAGATGGATCAAAAAAGAGAAAGAAAATAGCTGGTGAATTTCCTGGAACTATTAAACAATTCAATAAGAAGTATGGAAATGACGGACAAAAAGTAAATCCATATCCAAAAGCACCTGAAGGAACGAAGCAAGCCACTCCAACAAACATGGCACCAGGCAAACCATAACTATATAAGTTAGTTACATTAATAAAATGCTTTCATTTTTACTACCTTTCGCATCAAAGGTGATATCTGATGCTGTGAATAAAATTCCAGAGAACGAAGAATTAGGTGAAAAACTAATTGAAATTTGTATTGTCATCCTTAAAAAAGCAGTTAAATTGACTAAGACTGATATGGATGATAAACTACTTGAGCAAGTAGAGGCAGCAATAAAGGCAAGATAATATAAATATCTGTATAAAAACATTAGGAAAGAAACATGTCTCTTTGGGGAACAGTTGATAACAATGCTAGTGAACCTAAGAATTTGGCCGAAGGCGAATTTCAAGGTACTGCTGGTAAAGCAATTTTCGGTGTCGATAATACAGAGCAAGGGGTAGCAAATGCTGCTTCAGGTGATGCTCGTAAGTATGCACCACCACATTCAGGTTGGGTTGGTATTTCAACTCATATGGATATGCATGGAAACTTAAGAGTTAAAACAGAAACTCTTGTCGCACTAAACATCGCATCTGGAGATCAGGCAGACGACGCACAATTTGCAGATAGTTAATTTTTAACAATATGATATGAGATTTGACGAATTGAATGAGAGCAATTATATGCTCTTCGCTATAAAATTCTACGATAATCCTCAAGCAGTTACTAAAGATGACTTCGAGAGTGATTTGAAAAGAATCCGTTATATAAAACGACTACTTAAACGGTATAAAAATACTGGTGAATTGAAAATTCATTTGATTATGAATCATCTCATCATATTGTTTAATGTATTTCACGATGCAGCAGTGCCACTTTTATTTTATAATTTAGAAGAAGAACTCTGGCCTATCGTCAAGAGTTTTTTGGTGTATTTAAAAAGGATACCAGAGTATCCAAAAACTAAGGTCGATGTCATTGATGTCGATAAGAATGTAATCAAACAACTCAATAACCTCTAATGGATATTAATAGGGTAATAGAAATTCTAAGGGAAGCAAAAAAGAAATCAAGTTGCCCGCCAGGATTTAAGTATAATAAAAAAGAAAAAAGATGTGTGCCTATCAAAAAGAAAGGTAAGAAAGGAAAGTATGGTTATGGTGTAAGAGGATATTTTGGTGGATATGGTCGTGGAGGAGATAATCGTTCTGATAGTGGTAATGG